AACTTTAGCGGATCAGGAAGGGGATTTGTATCAGGGCTTCCGCCTGAAGTGAAGCCTACTACATAGCGGATCTTGACATTATTCTCCTGATCATAAAGATTAGGATAAGTAACATCATGCGCAGGATAAATAGCTGCTGGCTCTGAGTAGGTATCTACAAGATATTGATTTGGGTTTAGGGTTTGCTCAACCCCATTCTCATCTAAGTATTTAACAGAAGTTACAGATTGCACAGGGGCGGAAAGATCAATCTTATCCTTCCAGCCAGTAAGCGCAAGCTCAACTGTTTGCTCTGCAATATATCTGTTAAGGTAATTTTCTAAATGCTGTCTAGCAGCAGTAATAAGCGAACTAATTAGCAAGGTATCTGTAGGGCTATCATCCAAGCGCAAATACTCAGATACATCTGCAACTGATAAAGGCTCAAAAGAAGGTGCAGTAATTATCTTAGTTGCCATTTTTGCGCTTTCTCACTTTTTTGGTTTCTACAGCTTGCTCAATATGCGGTTTAGTTTCTATTTCTTCCCACTTAATAGGCTTGAACTCTGTAACCAATCCTGCGCCAAGCCAAAAATAAGCTATTCCTTCATCACAATCAAAAATCTGCCCTGTGGTTATATCTCCCATTGTAGGGCTTATGAAATCTCTTTGGGCTTTAACTAGCATGATAAAAATGGGAAGGAGTTTCCCCCTTCCCTTTTAACTACTCCTATTAGGCGGTTAAGCTGCCATACTGAATAGAAGCAGGGCGATAGATCGCCAATGCCAAGCGAGCTTCTGCCCGAACTGTTACTAAATTCTTTTGGAAGTTAGTATCATCGGCTTCACTCATCTCAACTGTAGTGCCTTGGCGATTCCATACTTGCGCTGCAACATCCATTGCACCAACCATGAACTTACCAGCAGTCATAGTGTTAGTAGCAATAACAGGCAAGCCCCACAAAGTAGGTGCGAGCTTCATTGGTGCGCCAAAGACATAAGCATTATCATCAGTCTTAGTGCGCTCAATAGCACCCCAATCAGCAGGATTCAGAATAATTGCAGTTGCATTGTAATCAGCAGCAGCAACTAAATAGATAGCCCGATTGATGCTGTCAATAGCATTATCACCTGATGCAGGAGTAAAGGCGGTATGATTGCCAACTTTAGCAAGACCACCAATATTCTGACCAGAGCCATTGCCATTGAGCAACTGCTGATCAATGCGCAGATCTACACCATAGCGCAAGCGAGTATCTACATAAGAAGCCAATGCAGGGGCATCATCCATAACTTGCTTAGAGAGCTTGAGCCAATGAGCAATAGTCTTAACTGGTGCGCTGACTAATTCAAAGGTCAAAGCTGCTTCAGGCTTAGTTGCACCTTCTGCGGTTTCAGCAGCAGAATTGGTAAATGCAAGCTCTCTTGTATATTCTACAAGGTTAGAGCTAGTAGTTCCCGAAGGCATAACATCCCGAATGCGCAAGGTGCGGAAAGCACCACTTACAATACCTACTTGGCGCTGTGGGGCTACAATGGTATCGCTGTTAGTTGCAGGCGAGCCTGATTGACCAGTAATGGTATTCTTGATCTCAAGGCGAGCTTTAGAAGTGCGACCTTCTGCAAATGCTTTGAACTCCTCAGAAGTAGCAAAAGATTCACCCAAAGTCTTAGGCAACTCATAGCCCTTCTTGATGCCTTCAGCTTGCTTCTGCTCAATCTCTAATAGGCGATCACCCATAGCTTTGAGTTCTTTAGCAGCTTTCTCAGCAGCTTCTACAGCAGATTTGCTCTCTGCGCCTGCGCTTTTGAGCATTGCATCAATTTCTGATTGCTTCTTCTCAATAGCTTCTACTACTTGGTTTAATTGGTCTGACATAATTTATCCTTTAATGATATTGGTTAAGCGATTAATAATCATTGCTTGTTCAATCTCAGTCTTTACCTCATCCCGAAGCACCAACTTAATTTGCGCCAGCAATGCTTTAGCGCTTGAGTTACTAAGGTTTGCTGCATCTCGCAGAAATTCCTCAGCTTCTCTAATACTTTTAATACTCTCAATATCTGCCTTAACAGAATCAAGAGAAATCCTAGCAGCATTATCAGCAGGATTATCAACTACTGATACCTCTACTAGGTCAATTTTTTTAAGATAGCGGATGCCATCTCTCATTTCATATCCATTTTCAGGGATTTTAAAGCCAATAGACAATCCATCAATAGTTTCATTGAGCATAGATGCATAAATGGCATCTGCTGTAGGATGTCCTAAAGATAATTGACCCTTGACATAAAGACCCTTGCCATCTTCTTCTAAGCTCATCCACTTGCCGATAGTAGCTGGCATATCTGATCTATAGCTGGCATGATTGAAATACATAGCTACAGGGCGGTTTCTATTTGCCAAAGTTTCTTTATAAGCGCCTTTAAGGATAGTGTCATTGTAAGAATCCACACCATCAAACACAGATGCATAGCCTTCAAAAACTCCTAGATCGCCCATCTTTACCTGACATGAGCTAAAGTTAGTCATTTTCTTTTCTAGCATTGATCTGCCCCCCTGCTTTTCCTCATCAATTCTATCCATCTGCCTTCCTTTGGCATTCGCCCAAGTCTGTCCTGCATCTCCACCCCATAGCGCCCATGCAATTCTGCCAGCGCTAGGATAACCTTCTTCACCTTGCCTAAAGCCCTCTGCTTCTTTATCTACTTCATGCCGAGCAAAGTAACTTATCATCCTGCGAACTGTTTCAGGGGATAGCTCTCTTTTATTGGCTAGATCCCTAGCCCTAGCTACACCTACCTCAGTTCCACCTCTATTAAACTCATCTCTCCAAGCTAATCCTCTCTTGGCTTCAGCAGCCATAGAATCAGTAGGAGTTAAATCAATTTCCTCACCTCTATAAGTAGCTTTTTCATCCCGCCTGCGCCATACTGCATAACAGAAACCAGCCCTTTGATCCTGATCAGGGAAATCCTCTAGAGCTTCTTCATCTCCCATGCATCTAGAAATAAACTCTGATTCAGTTTCATCTTCTCTTGGTGTAGGCATAAAACTTCCTTATCTTTGCATATAATAAACCAAAACTATCAAGCCACCAATAGCAATAGCAATTCTTCATCATCAATTCCTAGCTGACCCTGCGCCACAATTTCATCATTTCTGATCGCAGCACTCATAGGAATAATCTTGGCAGTTGCGGAAATGTATATCTCACCATTTGCAGTAACTTGATTTACATCAATCTTTGCGGATGTAGAAGTAATTAGCGCAGTTACATTTCTAACTTCAAGCGGTCTTACAAACTCTCCGCCCCTGCTTACATCTGATGGGATCTCTGTTCCGCTTGCGCTTACTGTGCCAAGCTGAGTAAATCTCTGTAATCCTGTAATTTGTGTAGTTACATTAATTTGCCCATTGGCTGCAACTATGCCAAATGCGCTTTCTAGCTCTTGCCCTTCAATTCCTATTACATCATCTACTTGCTCTGCAATATTTCCAGCCTGAGCTTCTGCTTGTATCCCATTTAATACAATAATGGGGTTTTGTGTAGCATATGCGACAATTTCCCCTGCAAAACTGCTCATTTCTATGCCTGAAACAGCTATAGAATCCACAATTTCTACAGAAATATTGCCTAATTCTGAGCTTAAATCTAAGCCATTGAGAGCAGTTGTAGGGCTTTGAACTCCGCTTGCTGTGATAGATTCCGCAAAACTCTGCGCTTCAATCCCTAAAACTTGCACAGAATCCTCAACAATTACTGCAATTTCTCCTACTTCTGAGCTACTTTGTAGCCCAATAATTGCCTGATTTGCATTCTGAATCCCAGTTGCAGATATGGTTTCTGCGCTAGAAGTAAGGGTTATCCCTGATATTTGTATGGAATCAGAAACAATTTCAGCTATATTGCCTGCTGTAGCGGTTAATTCCAGCCCATTTAAGGCAATTACATCAGAAACACTAGCAGAAATATTCTGTATGGCAGAATTTGCCTGTAATCCTGTAATAACAGCAGAATCACTAACTCTAGGAGTTATATTTCCTAAAGAGCTTTGAAGCTGAACTCCAGTTAGTGAGATTGATGGGCTATAGAATGCGCCATCATCAAATAAGCCTGTAGGACTGTCAAAATTCCCAAAGCCATCATCAAATAAGATGGAAGGCTCAGTCCACTCATCAAATGTATTAGGCTGATTGTCAAAATCTCCTAATACACTATCAAACAGAGCCATTAGGCAATTCTAATTAATGCGCTTGCCCCTGCTGCTGGAAGATCAATAGTAAAAGTTCCGCTTACAGAAATTACATCTGATCCAAAGTCAAAGGCAGCTACAGCTTTATTAGATTTGCTTGAGTTATAAATCAGGCATCCTCTAGCTGTGATTGTGGAAGAAGTCCAAGATGGATCATTAAAAGTGATATAAGCTGTGCCAGTTGATAATCCGCTTACAAAGCCTGTAAGGGTTTTTCCGCCTGCATCATAGCCAGCCCCAGTAACCTCATTAGTAGCTGAGTAGGCTGTAGTGCTTGCGCCCAAAGTAGCAGAAGAAGTGTAAAGGGCGATCTTGTAGGTATCTGTGGAAGAATGAACTCCCCCTAAGATCTCTTGCTTGTATGAATTACAAATTGCTGTAGTGATTGGCATAATTATTCCTCTGTGCTTTCTGCGCCTGTTACATTACCTTTTTCATCTCTAACTAACTTAATCTTCTTTTTTGATGGTTTGCCATCAGATTCTTGCTTCAAAGTTAGGTTAATTGGAGTGCTTTCTACTGTGATATTTGGGTTTAAATCCACCTTTAAAGGCTCTTTTTCATTCTTTAAAGATGAAATTTCTGCCTTTAATTCCCTGTCCATATTACTCATTGCGCCCAAAATCTGCTCAGTTTGCGCTGGCTGTGGGTTAGAAAGAGTAGTTATTGGTGTCATTTGTGCTTGTAAATATGCTACATCTCCACCAGAAATAGGCTCTAAACCCTCTTTTTGCCTGCATTCATTAATGGTTTTGAAGCCTGACATGATGGCTTCTTTGTAAGTTTGATACCTAGATTGTTCATCTCCCCGCAATAATGCGCCAAAATCAAACTCAAACTCATAATTGCGCTTATCTTCTATAGATAACAGGCTATTTCGAATTGCCGATTCATAGCGCTCAAGGTATGGGCGCAAGCCAAGCTTGTAAAAGCCTTCAACAATCTGCTGAATACCTGAACCCCAAGTTGTACTGGCTGCTGTGTCATTAATTAGAACAGAAGGTACACCAAAGAAGCGAGCAATATCTTCAATTTGAAATCTGCGGGTTTCTAAAAGCTGAACATCTTTAGGATTCATCGAAACTTGCTGATAAGTCATTCCAGCTTCCAGAACTCGAAGCGGATCGCCAGAACCCTGCTGCAAATCTGCAAAGGCTGCTCTTATTTGCTCTCGCTGTTCAGGCTTTAATAGTTTATCAATGGTCAAAACTCCAGTAGGCTTAAAGCCATTGGATGCCAAAGTCTTAACCCGATCATCTCCAGCTATGCCAATGCCGATAGCATTGCGAGCATAAGCAAGGGGCGAAAGACCAACAATGCCATTACTCATTAATTTAATATGCCAAATACTTTCAGGCGAGTAAACCGAAACATCAGTTCCAGAGTTATATCTATAAGTAACTGTGCCATCTGTAAGCAAAGCTACTTCCATCTGCTCTGCCATTAAAGGCAAAAGGCTAACAATGCGCTTACCAGTTCCTCTAGTAATATGAGCATAAGCATTGCCATGAAGGGCAAGCTGCATTGTCATTGTTTCAAAGAACTCTAAGCGGTTTTGATATTTATTTGGTTTGTTAGCAAAGAGTTCAGCAAGAGGATGGCTGTTATCTAAAACCCTAGTGCCATCGGATTCAATTCTGTAGCAGTTGATTGGCAATCCGCCAATGGTTTCTGATAGTAATCTAACGCAAGCCCATACTGCTGAGAGCTTTAAAGAAGTATCTTCATTTACTGTAACATTTGCGATCTGGTATGAGCCTGCATTGGCTTGCTGTAACCCAGCTTCTCTTTTGCCAGCCCTACCGAAGCCAAATAATAAAGTTGAATACCATGCCATATTAGAGCCTTATTGGATTAGCTAGGAAGTCATCAAGAGTTCCTACCTCATTACTATTTGCAATAGCCCTGCTCAATGCCATAATCAAAGCTACTACTCCATCAATCTTGTTCTCATGCCTTTCTTTCCTTGGATAGATATTGTCCTTTGCATCCATATGACAAACTACATTGCTCACCATCCAAGTAAGAACTGGATCGCCATTGTGATGAAACTTCTTATCCAGAACCAAAGCTTCTAATTGCTTCATTGGCTCAGAAAAATTCAGCACAGTTGGGCGAACCTCAACCATATTTACACCTTGATTAAGCAAGCGCATTGACAACTGAGTAGCCTGAAATGGATCATAGGGTACTTCTATAACATCAAATTGCTTGCAATCTTCTAGAATTTTATTCTCTATAACCATAAAGTCAATGATTGCGCCATCGGTAACTGTAAGTAAACCAAGAGATTCCCATCCAGAGTATTGAGAGTTCTCCCCTTTATCTACAGTTTCTCTTGGCAAGTAGTAATCACCGAATGCATAGTAATGCCCATCCCGAACAAACAAAAGCATCTTTGCTGCAATATCCGTCTTAGATGCTAAGTCCAAAGCGATATAGCAAGGCTCTCCATAAAAGTCCTCTACAGAAAGCGATGGATCAACGCAAGCTTCCCATGCTCGCATATCCATCCAGCTAACATCTGCATTGACCCACTCATTAAGATGCTTAGTCCTAAAATTATTTGCAGCGCTTGGCATACTCATTGCTTTTGCCTGTAGAGGAAGCAAAACCTCTGGCATTACAGATACTCCCCAATTCGGATTTGCTTTTTTCAGCGCTTCCTCTGTAGTCCAATCATCATCTTTATCATCTAAGCCATAAATAATCCCAAATTGGGTATCATCCGACCCAGTTTTTTCTAGTACTTTCTTAACAAACCCCCTAACTTCATAGCAAATTCCAGCCCTATTTGAGCCTGCTGTAGTGATAACCCAGAGCATAGACTGAGTTCTTTTGCCTATAGAAGTTTCTACAACATCATAAACAGCCCTAGTTTTGTGGGCATGAAGCTCATCAATGATAGCAAAATGGGTGTTCAAACCATCTAAAGTAGAGCCTTCTGCACTCAAAGCTTCAAACTTTGATGCAGTTTTTAGCTGATTAATATTGTGGGCATTGACCTCGATACCAAAATGGGTGCGAAGGCCAGCAGTTCTCCTAGCCATTTGTTGAGCATCACCGAAAACAATCTTGGCTTGGTCTCTTGTAGTTGCGAAGCTGTAAACCTCTGCCCCACCTTCACCATCAGCACACATCATATAAAGACCGATAGCGGAACTCATGGCGGACTTGCCATTGCCCCTAGGAACTTCAATATAGACCCTGCGAAATCTGCGATAGCCTGTGTCCTTATGAACCCATGAGAAAGCAGTCATTAGGATAAAGACTTGCCAAGGCTCTAGCTTAATCTTATCGCCTGCAAGCTTGCCCTTGATGTGTGGCAGTTGCTCTACAAACTGACAAACCCTTGCGCCTTTAGATGGATCATAGACATAGGGAAAACCCGAAGTTCCCTCATTCATCAAATCATCAAGCTGCCTTCTGCAGGCTAACTGAACATATTTGTTACTTAAGACCTTATATTGCAACACATCTGTTACATAATCAGATGCGACTTGATGATAATCAACCATTCGCTAATTTAGCCCATGGATCATCTTCTATTTCTTCTTCTGCCAATACAATGCGGCTTCTACTTGTAGGTGTAAAGCCCATTTCACTAGCGCATTTCATCATCATTGCGGCCTGTGTATTTAGGATGCCCACATATGGTGATTGAATCTGATAGCCTTTAGGAGAAGTAAAGACAATGCCTTCTGTTTGCAGTTGCTCAGATGCAAATCTGTGTAGATCTTCCGCAACTACCCAAGCAGTAAGGACTGATTTGTCTAGGCGCTTAAGTAAACCAGCAGGCGCATTGGAGATAGCATAATCCCATGAAGCCTTTTGGCTCTCAGTAAACCACTCAGGTGCTTGATCTAGATTCTTGCTCAATACTGGCTCTCTGTTTCTTTTTCTCTCATCTTTTTTTGTAAAAGTTCCCTGCACAATTTTAAGCTCTGTAGGTTTTGGCTTTCTACCCTTCATTGGTTTTTCCTATTGATTTCCTAAGTTGATAGATTCTCTTTAACCCTAGGGCTATTTTCTCCTGTGTAGAAA